ATCTTGCCTAAGCAAAGTTCAAGTGCCTTTGAGCGATTGGTTCCGAAATCAGACCATTCGTGGTCATGAATCTCACCGGGAATGCCCTTTTCATCAAAGAACTTTTTGATGATTTCCTTAGTGTTATCCGTTGATCCGGTATCACAGATTACATAATAATCAATGAAAGGTGCGCATGAAGCCAAGCAACGCTCAATGTTTGGGGCTTCGTTCTTTACGATCATACTCAAAGTCAACTTGTGCATATTCATCCTTATGTATTGAAAAACTTACGAAGAGATCCAGGATTGAACTTGGGTATCAATTCCCATTGTTCTTTCTCTGTATATTTAATTATCTTTAAACCAGATAGGGGCATTCGGTCTTTTACTTTTTCCTTGTCAACAACTTCAAGAAGTTCCCATTCTTCCAGCAATTTTATGATTGCGTTTCTTCTCTTGATGTCTTCTTCCGAGACATTTGATGGAAGGCCATCCAAGGCAAAAAGTTCTTTGAAATGGGCAACAATGTAGCATTCATTTTTGTGAATCAGGTGGCAAGATTGATACAATACTTTCTTGCCCTTTGGAGACACGCCGATTCGTGACAAAGTTTCACGAACAACCATGAAATCTTCAGGGTCAAATAAATTTACATGAACGCCTACATTATTGAATATTTTATCGGATACATCTGACATAACTGCTTTCACTCCTACTTACCAGTTCCACCTTTGTTTAGATATGCTTTTAAATTGTCTATATCTGTTGTACTAAGGATATTTAGTACTTCTCTGGCTTTCATGTCGTTGTATCCGAAAACCTGTTTAATTACCGTAATATTTTCTTCGGTATCCTTGCGTATCCAATGAGAGAAACGCTTCTTTTTTCTTACGGATAGTCTGTAAAAATCAAACTGGGATTTGGAATCAAGCCACGGGTGACAATTCATCTCGTTTGCATGAAACAATGTATCTGGAAAGTATGACAAGCATTTATTGATGACAAAGGCTGGATAAAGACGAACATCCTTTTCGTCCTTGTCCAGCAGCGCTTTCTTGTCGTGATTTATGCTGTTCAAAAAGTCTTTTAATTCCATCAGTTAAACTCACAATCCATCATGATCTGCACGATCAATGCCATTGTATTGATTTCTTGGTCTGATGCAAAGGCTGCTTTGTATTGATACTCAGCAACAATTAAAATTGCTTGTGGAACTGAATTTGGTTTCAAGACTGTATATAGTTCCGTATAAAGTCGCTTGAAAAACTCTGTCGTATTCAGATCCAGATTCTGTACAACCCACTTTCTGCATGAAGTAAAGTCCTTGTTCTTCATGAATCCGATGAGTTCCTTGTACGATTCACTGCTGCCTTGAGCAAGAATACCAACATCAATCTTTCCAGAACTTGAATACTTCTGGAGTTCATTGATGATTCTTCGCATGTCAGGAAAATGCTTCTTGACAAGGTTGACCAAGACCGCCTTTTCATATGGAACCTTTTCCGTTGTCAGAATATGTTCCACACGACCAAGCATTGCAGATGCAATTTGTGCTTTTTCTGCATTGGGAATCGTGAAATCAATCCCGGTGCATCTGGAATGCAAAGGTTCAATGACGCGATTCTTGTAATTGCAAGTCAGTATGAATCGGCAGTTCTTGTGGAATTCCTCTATGGCTCCACGCAATGCTGGCTGAATTGACTGAGGATTTGCATAGTCAAACTCATCAAGAACTACTATCTTGTGATTTCCATTCAGCGATACCGTCGATGCGTATTGACGAATCTTGGTTCTCAGCGTATCAATTCCATTTTCTTCCGAGCAGTTGATGAGAATGTATTCTGAACCAACATCCTTTGCCAAGGCACGGGCAACCGTAGTCTTGCCCGTACCTGCCTTTCCGTACAAAAGCATATTGGGAACAGATCCCTCTTTTACCATTCCCTCAAAAATCTTTTTTAGATCTATTGGAAGAATGCAATCAGACAGCGTTTGTGGGCGGTATGATTCCACCCACAACATATCACGTATATCAGTCACTTTTATCCCTTGTTGATTGCGATGTAGTAAGTAATGTCTTGGGAACTGTGTGTGAACCTAGAAACCACGGTATCCGTGACTTCTACTTTGTAGGAACCGGGAAGGAACTTGATCTCGTTGATTGAGATGTTTCCTTCATAGTCAGGACCACTATAGTTTTCCTCAACCACAATCTCAAAACTGTCTGATGTGCTGTTGGAGGAATCATCGACGGTAAGGCGAATATGACCGTCACCAGCAATGATCTTCAGATCACTGACCTGAAGAATACTAGCAGCCTTCATCACTTCACTAAGATCCTGCTCATCAAGATTGAATGAAAAGAGAACTTCAGGCATGTTGATGTCCTTGGTGGGAACAGTCAACAGAGACTTTTCTGCGTAATAATACTTTACGCTTGAACGCCCGTTGGAGATGTCAACATGAGTATCATGGAACTCAAGATCGGGATTGTTGAACATGCTGACCACACCTAGGAACTTGTTGAGATCCCAGATGGAAATTTCGGTGTCAAAGTCCTCCTGAACGGTGGCCTTGACATAGATGTTGCTTCCTGCCGAACGAGTCTTCAGCACATTCCCAGGTTTGATGAGAATGTTTGAATTGATGGAGGAGAAGTTTTTTAGAATGTTAAATGTTTCTTTGCTCAAACGCATTTTTGTCACAGTACTCATATAGATCCTTTTGTAGATTATTCTTCTTCACGACGATATATCATGTCATTCACTTGCTGCTTGCTCTCATGGCGATTTCCCCGCTTTTGTCTTTTTTCTTGTTTGCGGCTCAATCCAGTCTTCTTGTTCTTGCGGCGATTAGTGAATTTCTCAAAACTGTCTTCATTCATGGTGATATTATAACTCCTGTTTTTTGCAAATCAAGTTTCAATCCATTGAGAACCATCTGGGTCCTCAAACCAAATATAAAATTTTCCATTTGTCGATCCCCACATTTGACCAACTTTTGGATTCAATGGTGGATCGCTGGATTGAACTATTTCTGTAGAACCAGTAAATTTCCAATTAAGGGGTGCTTGAAATGGGGTCTTTTGTGTTTCGGTTGTGCACTGATACATCTTTCCCTGATATATCACTACATCCCCATTGGAATAAGTAATGGGTTTCCCGGAAGCGTTCTTTAATTGAAAGTTTCCTTTGAACATTCAATAATATTTAGACTTGAGCCTTGATTCTTGAGAAGTTGTTTTTCTTCTCAAATTGCATCTGTTGGTCGAACTTGTCAGTCAGCGCATCTGCCTTGTGGCTGATGATGAAGATCGAACACTTGCTCTTCATCTTGTTCAATAACTTCAAGAACGATTCAGTTCCAGTCGAATCCAAAGAAGAATCAAGAATCTCATCAAAGATGAGCAGATTGCAATTCAGGCTGTTCTTCATCTTTGCAATCTCTCTCCAAGTCAGGAGAATGGCCAAATCGATACGCTGTTTCTCTCCCTCAGAGAAAGAGGAATATGAGAATGCATCTCGGTATCGTGACTTGATTGTTTCCTTGAATTCCTCATCGATATGGAAGTCAACATAGAGATTGAGTTTTCCGAGGAACTTGTTGACGAGTCCATTGATGATGGGAACATAATGCTTGATGATGCGACTCTTAAGCCCACCATCCTTGAGAATGTCGTAAACAACGTCGTGGTGAATTTGTTTGCTGATGGCGCTCTCCAAAGCCTTGGCATGTTTGTCCTTTTCTGCAATTGCTTCTTCGATCTTTGTATTGATCTCAGATTCACTTGAGGTCTTTTTTATTTTAGCAATTTTTTGATTCAAAGACAAAATTTCATTGTTGAAGCCATTCTTACGGGTGACACCCTGTGCCTGCAAAATATTTAATTCCAAGATCTTTTGATTTAAAGTTTCTACTTCAACCTTCAAATTTTCAAGTTCTTTGAGTTTTTTGTCACCAACCTGTAAGGATTTCTTACAAGAAGCCAATTTTTCTCTTTTCTCCTCCAAATGCTTCTGTCTGGCCTCTTCTGGCAAAGTTTGACCGCAGCAAGTGCACTTTGGATCTGTTTCTAGAGTGTTTATTTGCCCTATAAGCGATTCTTGGAGTTCCAGTGCCTTGGAGTGCATTGTGGGAACCCCGGCCATAGAAGCGATCCTAGAACTGTGTTCTTTCTTTAAATTTTCAAGATCTGTAAGTTCAGTTACTTTATTTCGAATAAAAGTTTCCTCTGACTTTACGGATTCTTTAAGTTCTACAATTTTATCTTCGTATTCGGCTAACTCCAAATTTTTGGTGTTATCGATCTGAGTTTTTAGCTCATTTAAAGACTTTACCTTTTCATGGGCAATCTTTACAAAACTCTCTTCTTCAGATATCTCGGTCTTGAGTTTAGAGAGTTCACCACGAACATAGACATTCATGTCAGCCAAAATATCAAGATCCAAAAGACCTTCGATGATCTTTCGTCTTTCATTGGGTGTCAACTGCATGAACGGAATAAAGTTTGACTTGCCTAGAATTACGACTTGCTTGAATGCTGCGTAATCAAAGCCCAGAATCTGTTCCTCAAAGTGTTCTTGGTAATCCTTTGACTTGGCATGTTGATCAAGCATCTCACCATCTTTGTAGATCTCAAATATTTTTGGACTTAGACCTCTTTTGACGATGTATGTTGATCCTGACCGCTTGAATTCAATCTCAACCATGCAATGGCGATTGTTGACTGAATTCACCAACTGAGGAATGTTGATTGGGCGGAATGGCTTTCCGAATAATCCAAAGCACAAGGAATCCAGAAGAGCAAAAGACTTTCCGTTCCCGTTTGTCCCGGTGACCAAGGTTGTCTTGTTGTTGTTTAGTTTGATCTCGGAGTAATTGTTTCCGAATGATCCAAAGTTTTTAAACTTTACTGATACAAATTCAATCATTCTTCTTCCTTGGACAATGCATTATTGTAAGCTGCATTTATGATCTCGGCAAGCAACGGTTTTTGAATTGACTTCTCGTTGATTGTTTCTATTTCTTCGTGCAGAAGTTGCAGCGTGTCTTTGTGAATGTCCACAGCCACCAATTCCGGGTTTGCCGAAACTTCTTCTGCAACCACTAACTCTGCAACGCCAGCCTCATAGAACTTGTCTAGATATTTTTCAAACAATACAGGTTTTGTCTTGTTTTTCACGAAGATCTTCACATAACAATCCTTGAACTGGGAATGATCTAGTTTTTCTTTGTTGTCTTCGTCATAATCAATCGTATGGAATAACTTTCTGGTATTCTTGACAAATGCAAGAGTACGATCCTGAAAGTCGAAGACATGGAAGCCCTTTTCCTCCCAAACGTCAGAAAAGCCCATTTGGTATTGCGTTCCGAGATAATGAATATTGTCACGGCTAGACTTAATGTGATAATGCCCAGTAAGAACGTACTCAAACTTATCGAAATGTTTGGGATCATAACCTTGCTCTATAAACACACCACGGATGCTTTGAAATCCAAAAAGTTCAAGATGGCCCAACAAAACCGAACAGGTGTTGTCTGCAAGAAACTTTGCTGCTTGATCTTCGTTTTCCGGGTTTATCCACGGGAGTAGTGCGACACAACCGCAGGAAAGATGAACATTGGTCGGCTCTGAATATACTGACCAATTCGAATAATGTCCAGCGAGTTCCTGCAAGGAATTGATTGCATTGGTGTTACGATAATAGGTATCATGGTTTCCACAGATGATGTGGACTTTGATACCCATCTCAAGTAATGGGTCAAAAAACTCTTTTTGAACTCTGTGAAGCGTCTTAAAATTGACATATTTTCTCCTGTCAAAAAGATCCCCCAGATGGAAGATAGTCTTGATGTTGTGCTCCTTCATGTAAGGAAACAACTCTTCTGTGAAGAAATCAAGGAAGTAATCAAGAACTATGCACGAATCATTCTTGTATCCAAAGTGGGTGTCGTTAAGAATTATTGCTTTCATAGATCAAACGGATCTGGCTTTGGCTTTCGCTTTTTTCTTTTTGCCTTTTTTGGCTGACACATTTCATCAAACCTTACCATGTCGGAATCGGTCAGACCAAAAAAATCTCGTCTTCCGATATCCATTCCAGCATAGGTTTCATTGAACCAATTTTGAAAGTCTTTGTTGTTCTGTTGTTCTGCAAACTTATATTGAACATACTTTTCTTTCTTTTCTTTGTTGATTATACGCACAAAAGAAAACCAGCAAATTTGGGTTAGATAACCAAATGGGCTGGTTGAACGCTTAGGATCAAAATTGTCTATGTATGTTATGCAATTTAAAACGGCATCAGATACCATTTCGTCTCTATAGGAATAGTTTGCAAAATTTGGTCTATATGACAATCGGCTTGCTATCTTCAATACACACTCACCGATGTAATCTGGTAACTTTGGCTTCTTTCTTCCAGAGTTATCTGCGTCCTTGCACTTCTTTTTGTATTCAACCAAGGCATCGTAGAGCTGCTGATTGTCTACATAATCAGCATCCGATGGCTTGGCTTTTTTCTTTTTGGCTTTTTTCACATGTATACTATAGCATGGTATGGAAAATAATCAAATATATATTACCAATAACAAATACGAGTGAAGTTTTTTATACCTTTTGCAAACAAGAATCGTTATTATAAATTCGTATAATTTCATCCACTCTATTACCAACCATATGTTTACTTGTTATTTTTTTATACAAATTAGTTGAAAGTTTATTTCTATAAACACTGTCATTTAAGAGTTTGTCCATTTTTGCAAGACATTCTTCTTCGGTTGAAAAAAAAGCCATATCTTCATCTTCTGTAAACAATTCGTAAATACCACTTTCAGGAGAGATTCTATTTGTCAATATAGCGTTTCCACAACCACCCGCTTCAAATAATCTTCTTGTAATTTCATCATATCTAGCATATTGATAACAAACAGTTCCTGAATTAAAAAAATCTGTATTATCATAATTCCAAACTTTTTGATTAATAAATTGGTCTTTAAATTTTTCAGATAATTTGTCTACAAATGGCCTGTTGCCGCATGTTGTAACACAAATATTTTTTTTGTTTGAATTTTCTTTTTTATAAAAAATTTTATCATCACACCAATGCGTTAACCAATAAGAAGGAAATCCTTTGCTTTGATAGTGTTTATGACATCTCAAATCAGGTGTTAATAGACCATCCGCAAAAAATATTCTTTTTTGATTATATAAAAAAGTTTGTGGTTCGTCACCTAATTCCAGATAAATCTTTTTATTTGTATTGTTTTTTAATTTTTTTATTTCATAATCAAAAGATTCCGATGGACCACACCAACAAAACAAAATAAAATCAGCGTCATTTATATTTGTGTAAATATTATCAAAAGTTAAATTATTTGGATTTAAATTAGGGACATAAAATACATTATGTCCCTTTTTTTGAAAAGATTTACCAATTCCAACTGGGGTATTCCAAATATCCTTTTCAGGAACAGAATGATATGCTAATAAAATATTCATTTTTATTTTAATAATTTTTTATAATACTTCGGAATAAAGATCAATAATTTGTTGTTTTACTTTGTGGTAAGAATATTTTTCAAAATACTTATTTAATGTATTTTCACTCATTGCAGAATAAATTTCTTTATTGTCTTTAATTAGTTTAAGTTTGTTAGCATATTCTTCAACGTTGTAAGCCATATAACCACACCCTTCTATTTGTTCTAAATGACCCATAGAAACTGTTCCTGGATGAGTGACGATTGGTTTACCATGTGACATGGCTTCTATAATAGCAACTGAGCAAACTTCGCCATCAAGTCTAGAATGTGAATAAACATCAATACCCTCTAAAAAATCATGTATTTCATTTAAATCCGAAGTAAAATTTAAAAAATACACATTTTTTAAATTATTTTCTTTAGCATACTGGCGATGTCTGTCACTCCCACCAAGTAAAACAAAATAAACATTTTCTTTTTGAATGTGTTGATATGCCTGTAATGCAACAGGCGAAAACAGAGCTGGGTCATTTCTTTGATGAAAACCAAAAACAAATGCATCTTCTGGTATGTTTAATCTGTTTCTTAACGTACTTGGTTTTTTTTCTGGTACAAATACTAAATTTGGTATAATAACAGCTTTTTTTATATTCCCACCATTTGAAGCCCATTTGTCGGCTTGCCATTTGGAAATCAATATTGCTTTTTTGATGTTTGGTTTATCCTCACCAGCATCGCTGTGTATTCCATCAATAATAGGAGTATGATTTATTAAATTAAACGGATACTCCGTGTATCCCCCTCTTGCTGTTTGTATTACATCATAATCAGATTCTTTAAACAAATTCCAAAAATTTGTATTATTCCATTCAAAGGGTGATTTGTTTCCAATTTTTGATTCTACAAAAACGGGAATAGATTTAACACCATAAGATTCAACCCATTTTTTTTGTTCTAAAGAATTATCTGGATGCACAAAATTACAATTTAAAAATGGTGCTGCGTTGGTGTAATAGTAATCTACATGATATTTTTTTGATTCTGCTAAAGTAACTGCAATATTTTGCAAAGCTTTTTCTGTACCGCCAGTTGCGAATCCTGCAAATTTAATACAAGCAATTTTTTTCATTTATATTTACCTTAAAGATGATTTAAATAATCCCATTTCCGAACCTTGTTTTACTAAAGATGGTTCCCACCAATATACTTTATGATTGTGTAGATACATTTGATATGCTAATTCATAATCAGAGCAGATATTAAATGGAGTATATGTTTGAACTATTTCATTAGCCGCTTTTTTTGTTATTAAATATGAGTCTGCACATTTAGAAGCCGGATGTGTTTTTAAATACCAGATTTTATCTGGTATAATATTTGTTGGTTTTAAATTTGCACCAGAACCCATAAAAACAACATCAAAATTTTTTGGTGTTTCACTTAAATATTTTTGAAATAATTGTAAAAAATTTGAATCAAATATTACATCATCTTCCAAAACAATTGCATATGGATCAGAAGAGTATGCAATTTTTTGCAAAACTTCATAATGTTTTATAGTTAAAGAAATTTCTGATGTATTTAAAAGTCTTGCCACTGCGTGGCCCCTATTTTGTTCAAACCATAATTTAAATTTGAATAATTGTTTTTCTGGAGATGGATCATAATATTTGTTTATAATTTCTGTAGTAAGTTCGTCACCATCATAATTTTCATAAAATTCATAATTAGAAAATAAATTATTTATTTGATTTGTAATAAATAATTTTCTTTCTTTAAATTTTTTACAATGTAAAATATATGTTTTAATGTCAATCATTTTTTAACTTAAACAAAAAATCATTTCCAGACAATCTTTCAATCACATTATAATTATTGTCATTCATATATGCGGTTATCATGGTAATTCTATTTTCATCTGTTGTTGTTTCTATTAAACAATAGAGTGGAGAAAATTGAATAAAATTTAATCCATTTAATGCAGAAATTTCATATCCCTCTACATCTAAAGAAAGTAAATCTATTTTTTTTACTTTATAAAATTCTAAAATTGATGTTAAGGTTTTGGCTGGTACTGATATAATATTTTCATGGTTTTTTTTATAATTTTTATGATTTTTGTAATTTAAATCACACTCATCACCCTCGTCTAAAACCATACTCATTAAACTATTGGCATAATCATTATGATTAAAATCACCTTCAATAAAAGGGTGATTATAATTTTTGCTAACCAAAGCACAATGTTCAACAATGGAATTTGGTCGATTTATTTTACATAAGTTTGCTTTGTGTGGGTTTGGTTCTATTAAAATACCTTTCCAATTTAATTTTTGTTCAAATAATAAGGTATTAGATTGTGCTACACCATCATTTGCACCAGCTTCAATAAAAAATCCATTTTCATAAAATAAATATTTTAACAATTTATCATCTAATTCGTGTAAAGAATATGTCATTATAAATTTACCTTTTCAGTGAATATAAATGCCCAAAGTCTTTCTAAAAAATGTGCTTCTTCGACTGTATGATAGTCCGGTATAGAGTCTAACAAATTTAAATAAAATTCTTTTGGTCTACTTTGTATATTTTTTTTACTAACACCAAAACAACCTTTCATTGAATATATCATACACACTGGAAGAACTTTAAAATGTTTTAAAATATAATCTTTAAAAGTAATATCAGAAAGTCTAAAATGTTTAGATAAAACTTGATCCTTGTATAAAGGATCTGCTAAAAAATCTATATTTTTATAATAATTACCACAGGTATAGTACACACCATTGGCAGAATATCCTTTTTCTTTTATTTCATTTAGATAACAATTTAAATCTTGATAAACATTGGGACCGAGATCTTTGATGTTTCCTTGTAAAAAAATATTATTTTCAGCTAAAGTATCATAATTATTTACAATATGATAAAGATACGTGTGGGCTTCTCGTCCGATATTAGGAAGATTGATAATTTTATAATCTTGTTTTAAATCATCTTTTCCTTTATTATAAACGACAATATCAAATTGACTTTGCCATTCATTTAGCCAAAATAAATCTTCATTATAACGAGCTATAATTAATTGATTGTTCATTTATATAATTTTTATAACACTGTTAAAAACAAACTTTTGGCTTCTTGATCACAAGATTGCTCATATTTGATATTTCCATCAGGTTTTATTTGTTTTAACAAATTTTCTACATTACTGCAAAAAGTTTTATCATTAATATAAAAATTCATATCATCAATTAATATTGGTGAATTTTTAAATTTATGAACAAGATGTGTTATAGAACTTAATTCTTTTGGTAAATAATTATGCATCAAATCGCCAATGTATGGACCACCTGAGTAATGAGCATCTAACCACAATAAAAATGGCTGATCCACAATTTCTATTATTTGTTTTAAGAATATCTCAGAACTTCCACAGTATAGATAAACATTACTCTGATTTTTAAATTTTTCTTTGCATTTATTATATAAATCGGGATTTAATTCAATACTAAAAATTTTTTCAAATCCTGCTTTAAGTGCTGATTCTATTCCCCCACCATCGGCAGATCCGGTTTCTATAAAAATTTTACAATTATTTTTATAAAGTAATAAATCTTTTCCATTTTTATCTAGTGGCATTGTTTAATATTCTTTCATTTATAAAATTTAAAATTGTTTTTGGTTGAACATTAATAGGTATTTCATTATTATAAAACCATGGTTGAGACATCATTTCACAATATTTTACTTTATTTGTGTTTAGTTCCATAACTTTTTCAATAGTTTCTTCATCATTATTAAAATTATGCCAATTAATGTAAGATTTTGAATTAAAATCTTTGATTACGGCATTCGATCCCCAATAAATTGGAATACAGTTTGCAAACATTCCATGAATAATTTTTTCACTTACATATCCATAATCATCACAGTTTTCCATACTTACATTAAATTTAAAATGTTTTAGATATTCTATTTTCCACCTTTGATCACCTCTTCCAATTATATTCCCATTTACATTATTATATAAACGCCCAGCACAATGAACAAATTGAGTTTGATTTAACTTGGGAACAAATTCTACTCTCCTACCAAATGGTTGAGTGTTAATAAAAGAGCAAAATTCTTTTTTGGTATCCCACAAATATTCTGCATCTTTTGGTTTTAAAAACTCTTCAATCGAATGGAGATAAGACTGATCTCTATCATCTGAATGTGGTACATTAAACCAATTTAAATGCAATACCCACAGTGGTAATCTATAATTTCTACTATCCCCAGTATCTTCATATGTAAAAGAGAAATGACTTTCGTTATAATCTGGTCTATGGATATGTGGTGGCTCTGCCGTATAGTAAATTTTTTTAGTGTGGTTGTTATTATATTTTTTATGTCCCTGTTGTCTAAAATAGTCTACACTATGAAACAAAAGATCGGGTTTATTTTCGGTTATTATTACATCATATTCTTGACTCAATAGATGATAAAAATAATTATCATTTTTAACAAAATTTGGCCAAAAATCTACAAAATCGACAGTTATGGTTTGTTTTTTTATCATAATTCTTTCTCTATATTACCACTAATATGATTTTTATATTTTGTCATTGCTGAAGCAATGACCATGTGCATGTCATAATATTTATACTCGGCTAGTCTACCACCAAATATAATATTTGAATATGTTTTTGTTTTTTCTTTATATTTTTTGTAAATACTATTATTTTTTTCATCATTGATTGGATAATAAGGAGTAGACCCTATTTCATATTTTTTTGGATATTCTTTTGTGATTACTGTTTTTTCTGAATCACATTTTTCAAAATGTTTATGTTCTACAATACGTGTCCAAGGAATGTTGACATCATTATAATTCATAATTGCACATCCCTGATAATTTTTTGTTTCAAGTATTTCTGTTTTAAATTCTAAAGAACGATAATCTAACTTCCCAAATTCATAATTAAAAAATTCATCGATGCAGCCAGTATATACTACGTATTTGGCAATATTATTGTAATAGTTTTTATTTTTTAAATAGTCAACATTTAAAACTACTTCAATATCCTTTAATATATTTTCAAATAATTTTGTATATCCTCCTACCGGAATGCCTTGATAACGATCATTAAAATAATTATTGTCGTAAGTAAATCGTACTGGTAATCTTTTAATTATAAAAGGTGGTAATTCTTTTGGTAATTTTCCCCATTGCTTGGTAGTATAGTCTTTAATTAAAATTTCATATACATCTTTGCCTACTAAAGACAATGCTTGTTCTTCTAAATTCGAAGGAATTCCTTTAAATTTTTGTTCTTCTATTTTTTGTTTAGCTTCTTCTGGAGTTTTTGTATTCCATATTTCATAAAAAGTATTCATATTAAATGGTAGTGAATACAATTTATCTTTACTTTTAGATTTTGGGGAAAGAATAAAATTATTAAATTCTGCAAAACGATTTACAAAATTCCAAATATTTTTGTCATTTGTATGAAAAATATGAGGTCCATAAACATGAACATTTATATTTTCAATAGATTCGGTGTAACAATTCCCAGCAATATGGTTTCTTTTATCTATTACCAAACATTTTTTTCCATCATCTGTTGCTAATCTAGCAAAAACTGAACCAAAAAATCCTGCTCCCACGATTAAATAATCATAAAACATTATATTATTTTCCACACTTGTCCTCCAGCAAAGTGTCTAATAATTGTGTCTTCCTTTTTAGATTTTGTAATATTGTATTTCATTAGAGCTGGACCAATTTCATTTTCTTCTTCGGACAATAACGTAGTATTCCACTCTGGTCCCAAAACTTCAACATTTTTGTGCAATTCTTCTAGAGAATACACAGTATCCTCAGTTTTATTTTGGTGCCAGCCGTAATTTGGCAATTCTAGAAATGAAACCCAACTATGGGGGACCACACCACACAAAGTGTAAAAAGCAGCTTGCTCACGAAACGACATCCAATGAGGATCGTGTTGTTTCTTTAACCATAATTTTTCATCAAGAATATTATAGATTAATTGTTTAGACCAATCATTGATTTTTAATTTATATGAACCCATACAAAATGTATTTCCGTTGTCTATGCATACCGTAAATGATTTATTGCATGGATAGTCTTTATCAAACTTGTCTATTCTCATATCCGCATCTAAATGCAGTAACTCATCTCCATCTTGAAGAGTACCATTGTCAATCATTTCTTTGACAAGTGTAAATTTCCACCAAGTTGGATTATTTCGGAACAAAAGCCCACCGGAACTTACGATATACTCATACCCGTGCATATCAGCAAATTTTTTATTTCTTGGAGAAAAATTGTTTTCAAAAAACCTTTGCTTCCAGTCTGAATAATTGGCTATGACAAATAATATTTTTTTCATGATAATCTTTTTGTAATATTTTCAACTAAAGCATCTAAAGTAAAGTACTTTGGATACAAATTTTTTCCAATTGTGATCATTTTATTGTATTGATCATCATCTATATTTCTTAATATATCATCAATGTGATCGATTTTTGATTCATCAATCAATACAGAAAAATCATTCCAATTTAATTCATCAGTCCAAGGTAAGAAGAATTTATCTGTTATAATTACGGGAACACACCCTAATTGAAATGCTTCGTACAATCTAAATGAATTTAGACCATATCCTCTTGGGCAGAGTAAATATTTGCTTTGACTTGCCAAATTAAAAAAAACATCCATTTCTGATTTTTCAACGGTGGGGTTCCACATTTTTATCAGTATTTTGTAATCTGACAAATATTGTAATTTGTGAGCCATTCTTGCTCTTATTGGGTGAGTAAATGAACCAACAAAAGAGGCCAAGTATTGTTTTTTGTTTTCAATAGGTTTTATTGGTATAGGAGAGCAAATAAGTGGGATTGGTTTTATATTTGGTCCGTTTACATTTCCACCCGCAGAAAAACAAATGGTGTCTGGTGGAAGAATATGCCGTGGAGCATCATCGTGCTGGCAGACAGTGAAATACTTCTTACTTGGATCCAAACTATTTAAAAATGATTGGATTTGTTGATCTTGGTTTTGACAGTATAGAGTTGTCCAACTGATACCAATGTAGTCTCTAGTTAACGTTAATTTTTTTTCAACAAATTTATTGTAAAAATAGTCTTCCAAATAATCCCCCACATGATACGGAGGATAAGTTGGATATGTTGGAATTGGTCTTAAATCTTCTCTAGAATAAATCACAGATACCAAGCTCCAATGTCTTTCAATCTATTTATCTTGTTTTCTAAACCCAAGATGTAATTACAATGCAAAATAATTGCCGTATTTTTATCAGATCCTTTGTGATCGTAAAAATAACTTCCATTCGGAAACAAATTTAAATCAAAAAACTTGATTTGATTTTGTATAGAATTGGATCTTAAATAACTGTTGCAAATTAGTTGATCATCTTCTGTATTTTGCGATCCTAGATCGTTTACAATTTTTTCACTCAAATTATTGTTTGGAAAATACATAAATCCAGTACATGCACATGCAACTGGATAATCAACTTGAAAAGTTGGTACCAAACAATTTTTTAATTCATCTAGAGGATTTTTAAAAAATACAACATCAGTATCTAACCAAACTAGGTTTTTATATTTTGTATATTGATTTTTTATAATAGACCATTTATTTTTTACTAAATGTCTAAATTTAGAATTAATATCCCAACTCCATTCATGATATTTTTCTTCAGGTGAATCTAAATACAAATCAATATCAATTCCTTTATTGGAATAATAATCATAAATTGGTTTGTCAAACGCAATAATTTTAAATTCACCTTTTGATATACCAACATTAGATGCAGACAACAACATGTTGTCACATATGTCTTTACATCCACTATTCAAGTATGTCAAATATTTTATCATGCAAACAATTCTTTCATGTGTTTGTCAAAAATTGACTTGTCTTTTTGATACATTTCAGAATTTTCATTTCTTGCATGAAGATCATCCCATGGTTCTGGAGACCAATCATGTTTGATGATACAAGTATCGGATGTTGCAAACTTATTCATTTTTTTCAAAACAATTGTTTGTTCATTGTCGGCATACACAGAAGTGTATTCTGGATGATAAATGTATCCAAATTCTTTGTATAGGGGCCAGCCCATTACACACAATGTCATCAGATCATCATTTCTCAATCCATCATGGAACTTTATTGCACCATCAAATGTTGGAAACACTTGTCTAAAACAATCAAAAATTATGTCATCATAGTTTTTTAACTGTGGTATCATGTCATCAGATGCCAAAAGCAACACATCGGCCTCCTCATTTTCTAAATCAGCATTGACTGCTTCAATTTTAGATTTAGAATAACCATAGTTGTATTTAATTTTTACAGGCAATGAATTCAACCATTCTTTAATTTCTGGCGTATTCATTGTGGAATCATCATGATCCATTGTTATTACAAATTTTACATCATGTTTGCCAGAAAGCCCATCGATGTATCTTTGTAACACTTTTTTAAATTTTTCAGGTCTATTACGGGTTGGAAATTTGATTAATAGTTTTGCCATAAGTACTCACAATAATATAAAACATACTAAAGAAATGTCAAATATATTTATTTGACTTTATCTAAAGATACTCTATAGTTCTCTTAAAAAGAACTTTAAAGAAGAATACTAAAGAAGAATCTAGAAGAACTAAAGAACTCTATAACTAAAGACTCTCAAATAGACTCTACAGAACTAGGTATAGAGTCTCTTAAGATACCTCAAATACACTCCAAGTATCTTAATCAACTTACGGATCTTAAATTACTTTTGACAAAGTACCAGCATGACTTTGCTATTTTGCGTTTGCGTAAATGGAAAATTTATACTGGCAAGGCTTCTGAAGAAGAACTTGCAGATTGGAAAGAAGATCCGTTTGAACTTGATATTCTGAAGACAGATGTTGATAAGTTCATGGATGCAGATCCAAAACTTATTGAACTAAAGTCTAAAATTTCTGTCACAGAGATCAAAATTAAAATGGTTGAAGAATTTTTGAAAGCACTCAACAATAGAAATTTTGCCATCAAATCTGCCATTGAGTGGAACAAAATGATGAATGGCATAGTCTAAATATTATGTGGATATTGAAGTTGAATCTATTGATGAAGTTCGGTATTATGTAAAAACCGACAAAGGCATAAAACAAGAGTTGCGGGACTATTTTTCATTCATGGTCCCAGGTGCTCAATATATGCCTTTATACAAAAAAAGAATATGGGATGGCAAAATAAGATTATTCGACATTCTTTCTTCCACCCTTCCACGTGGATTAAAAACATATCTAGAAAAGTTTTGCCAAGATAGACAATACCAACTAAATATAAAAGAGACAAAGAATCCTCTATGCATAACGGAGGACAAACTTTTACAGTTCTACGATTCATTGCAGGTTTCAGTAAAGAAGCAGGCAGTGAAAATGCATTCTCATCAACAGCAGGCCATACTGCATGCTTTGAATCAACACAGATGCGTGCTGATTTCTCCTACTGGTTCGGGCAAAAGTTTGATCATATACGTCTTGGTCCGGTTTCTTCAATCCGTATTAAAGTCAGATCGGAAAATACTCATATTGGTTCCCACGGTTGGTCTGGTGAATCAAATGGAATCAGACTTCTTTGACTATTCAAAGAACGATAAATCTTGGTCTTGTAAAAAATATATTCAAAAAATAATGGCTGGTGAAGAAAAAGAATTACATAAACAACTTGTAATATCTACTTGGCAATCAATTTACAAACTACCTAAGTCTTGGTTCGATCAATTCGATGCTGTATTCTTCGATGAGTGTCATCAAGCAAAAGCCGAATCAATAAACTTCATCGGTCAAAAACTTTCAAAAGCTTGGTTTCGAATTGGTACAACTGGAACACTAGATCAAGCTCAAGCCCATAGACTAAGCATTGAAGGTATTCTTGGTCCTGCAATTCAGTTTATTCAAACTAAAGGATTGATGAATAAGGGTTTGCTTGCAAAACTCGGGATAGATTGCATAATTCTTAAATATAATGATGAGGAGAAGCAATTCATCAAGAAACAAAAATACATTGATGAATTGAAATGGATCGTAACGAATGAAAAGCGAAACGAATTCATCA